GCTTATAAATTTCTCTTGTCAAGTGTTTTTTTAATTTTTTTTTTTATTTTTTTTTAAAAAAACTATTGACAAAGGTTTTTTATTGTGTTATAATGTGAATTATTTTTAACTTTAAGGAAAAAGAATGCCAGGGTCGTGGAGATACGTTAAAGCCCCAAGAAAGAAAATAGCAACTGATTCAGGTTGGTGGTCAGATGCAAAAAGAAATGAAGCTCTTGCTGTTTATCTAGCAACAGGTTCTCCTAAATTAACTTCAGAACAAACTAATGTTCCTGTTGATACGATTAATAAATGGAGAGTTTCCCAATGGTGGAAAGATAAGGTAGAAGAACTTCATAAAGATAATTATGATCTTCTAGATACTAAATTATCTAAAGCTATTGATAAAGCTTTAGATGGTGTTATGGATAGATTAGATAATGGGGATTATTTTTATGATGTTCATACAGGAAAAGTAAAAAGATGTCCTGCAAAATTAAGAGAAATAAATACAGCATTTTCTCAATTATTGGATAAAAGACAGTTGATTAGAAAACAACCAACAAAGATTGTTGAACAACAAACTACAGCAGCACAATTACAAAATCTTGCAGAACAATTTACAAAATTTGTTAAAGGTAAATTGAAAGAGGATTCTGTTGATGAATTAGTTAAGGATTGTATTGATGGTGAAAATGTTATACAATTGGAAGATGGTTCTTGGGGAATAAAGGAATGATTGAAGAATTAATTGCAAAGATTTTTTGGTGGTGTAAAACTGTAACCAATTATCAAGAAAGAAAAATATCATGCCATATATGAAAACTGTAAATGGAAAATCGGTGCGAGATTATGGTCGAGAAGAAGCTTTATATGAAAAGAAACATCCAGAAAGAAATAAAGCTAGAGTTGCTAGAAATAAAGCTAGAGCATTAGTAGCAAAGAAAAAAGGAATTAAACCAACATCAATTAAAGGTGATGTAGGTCATAAAAAAGCTATTAGTAAAGGTGGTAAATCTGTTTTAAGTAATTTGTTTGTACAATCACCGAGAAGTAATAGATCATTTAGTAGAAATAGTGATAGCACTATGAAATCTGAACGAAGTAAGAATGGGTGTTAATAGACCACAATGGCCTAAACTAACTTCAGAAGTTATAGAAGGTTTTGCTTCTTCCTGTTTAACACCATTCTTTGATGAAGCTTCACCATTTGCAGATTTTCATAAAGAATTATGGGAACTATGTTGTTCATCAGATAAATTTATAGCAGTTTGTGCGCCAAGGGCGCATGCTAAAAGTACAATAATAACTATTGTTTATACTCTTGCTACAATTCTATTTAGACAAAGACATTATGTTGTTATTGTTGCTGATACTGAATCACAAGCATCGTTATTTGTTGGACAGATAAAACAGATTTTATATGAATCAAAAGAGATACATAATCTATTTGGTTTGAAAGTAAATGAAAAAGGTGCTGTTTTTGAAAAGGATACTGAGACTGACATAATAGTTCAATTTCAGGATATGACTAAATTTAGAATTGTTGCTAAAGGTGCTGAACAAAAACTCAGGGGAATGTTATGGGATGGACAAAGACCTGATTTAATTATTATTGATGATCTTCTTAATGAAGAGTTAGTTAGTAATAGAGACAGAAGAGAAAAACTAAAACGTTGGTTTTATGGTTCATTAATTCCATTAAGATCAAGAAATGGTATTATTAGATTTGTGGGGACGCCTATGAATTTGGATGATGCTCTTGAATCATTAATGCCTTCAGAAACATCTAAAATGACTGTTGTTGAAGAATTAAAAACCTGGTCCAAACGTAAAATAGGTATGTGGCGATCTGTTAAATATAGAGCACATGATGCTTCTCTAAATAAATTGTTATGGCCAGAAAGAAATGATAAGTTATATTTTAAAGAATTAAAACAAGAATATTTAGAACGTGGTATTCCTGAAGTATATTCTTGTGAATATTTATGTAATCCTATAGATGATTCTATTAGATATTTTAAAAGAACAGACTTTCTCGCTATGTCAGATGATGATAGAAAGAAAAATAAAACTTTTTATATAACAGCGGATTTAGCTATTTCAGAAAAAGATAGAGCAGATTATACAGCAATAGTAGTTGGTGGTATGGATTCAAATGGACAGTTACATATTGTTCAAAGTATTAGAGAAAGATTACCAGCAGATGAAATTGTAACAACATTATTAACACTACAAAAGATATATAAACCTATTGTTTTTGGTATAGAGGATACCCAAATAACAAAAGCAATTGGTCCTTATTTAAATAGAGCTATGCAGGAATCTGACACATATCTAAATATTATGTTATTAAAACCTCATAGACAGGATAAAATACAAAGAGCAAGATCAATCCAAGCTCGTATGAGAGCTAGTATGGTTAAATTTGATAAAGTTGCGGAATGGTGGCCAGACTTTGAAGAGGAATGTTTAACTTTTCCTAGAGCACGTCATGATGACCAGGTTGATGCATTATCTTATCAAGGTATTTTAATTGATCTTATGTCTGAAGGTTTAACTAAAGAAGAATTAGATCAAGAAGAATATGATTTAGAGATAGAAAAAGCGGGTTTTAATGATAAGGGGAGAGATGAACACACAGGTTACTAAACTAAAATTAGAAACAATCGTTGGGGATAGTAAGAATTTAGCTGAAGAGCTTGATGAGCATGATTTAATTTCAATTGGAAATAAAGTTGTTGATGGTTATGAAAATGATCTAGCTTCTAGAAGTCCTTGGGAAAAGGATTTAAAAACATGGACAGAACTAGCTTTACAAATCACTGGTGAAAAAACATATCCTTGGCCAAATGCTGCTAATATTAAATACCCATTATTATCCACAGCAGCTATGCAATTTGCTGCTAGAGCTTATCCAACATTGATTCCAAGTAATGGTAATATTGTTAAATGTCGTGTAAATGGATATGATCCTACTGGAGAAAAACAAAATAGAGCAGAACGAATTAGTAAACATCTTTCTTATCAAGTATTAACTGAAATGCCTGATTGGGAAGAACATATGGATAAATTACTCATTAGTCTTCCTATTGCTGGAACATGTTTTAAAAAGACATATTGGGACCCAAAGAATCAACGAAATTGTTCTGTATTGATACTGCCAAAAGTTCTTGTTGTTAATTATTTTGCTAATTCCTTAGATACTGCCGAACGTATTACTGAAGTATTAACTCAAACAAAAAGAAAAGTACAAGAACTAAAGAATTTAGGTTTATATCTTGATATTGATTTGGGAACTCCTGCAACAATTGATAAAACACTTACTGAATCAGTTGTCTCTTCATTTCAGTTACCTGATTCAGATAATGATGAAGTTACTCCTTATACAATATTAGAGCAACATACTTATTTAGATTTAGATAAGGATGGTTATTCAGAACCATATATAATCACTGTAGAATTAGACTCTAGAAAAGTTTTAAGAATTGTTCCAAGATTCTCTGCTGATGATATTCTTGTTGATGAAAAACAAAAAGTAGTCTATATAGAAGCAACACAATTCTATACAAAATACTCCTTTATACCAAATCCTGATGGTGGATTTTATGATATTGGTTTTGGACGATTACTTGGACCAATAAATAAAGCATCTAATACAATTATAAATCAATTAGTTGATGCTGGTTCTTTATCCAATCTACAATCAGGTTTTATTGGTCGTGGTCTTCGAATTAAAATGGGAGATTCAAAGTTTGTTCCTGGAGAATGGAAAGTAGCTAATGCTACTGGTGATGATATTAAAAAGCAAGTTTTTCCATTACCTGTTAGAGAACCAAGTGAAGTTCTTTTTAAATTACTTGATCTATTATTAAAATCAGGAAAAGAATTAGCTTCTGTTGCAGAAATATTTGTTGGAAAAATGCCTGGACAAAATACACCAGCAACAACAACAATGGCTACAATAGAACAAGGTATGAAAGTATTTACTTCTGTATATAAACGAGTTTATCGAGCATTATCTATAGAATTTAAAAAGATATATAAACTAAATCAACGTTATTTAAATAATGAAGAATATATTGCTGTATTAGATATGGAGATTTCTAATGAGGATTATAAAGGTCCTGAAGATGATGTATATCCTGGGGCTGACCCAACAGCCGTTTCTTCACAAGAGAAACAAGCAAAGGTTCAAGCTGTTATGCAACTACTTCAATTAGGAACAATTGATCCAATGGCTGCAACAATGATGTATCTGGAGGCACATGAAATTCCCAATCCAGAAAAATTAATACGACAACAAGAACAAAAGGTTGATCCAAAATTAGAAGCAATAAAAGCTAAAGCACAAGTTGATCAACAAAAGGCTCAAATTGATATGCAACAAGCACAACATAAAATGCAATTAGAACAAGTTTCAAAAGAACAAGAACTAGCATTAAAACGAGCACAAGTTCAACAAGAACTTGAATCAAAGCAGATACAAGCAATACTTGATGCTAAACAAGCACAACAAACACAAGCAATGAAACTTCAGAATGAACAGCAAATAAATCAAATGAAGATGGGACAACAAGTACAACAATCTAATTTGAATTTAGGTATTCAACAAGCAACTCATCAACAAAGTATGCAACAACAAAATGAAATACACAAACAACAACAGAAACAGATTCCAAGGGGGACAAATAAGAAATGATAGAAATTTCACCAACAGAGTTTTTAGATTGGAAATCCAATCAAGTAACAAAAGCATTTTTTAATGCTGCTGAAGAACGTGTAACAGATTGTAAAGAAATATTATCTAATAGTGCTGGTAATGATACATTGTATGATAGATTTCTTGTTGGAATGATTCAAGCTTATCGAGAAATGCAACAATTCCATATAGAGGATTTTTAATGGCTATTCAATTAATCTTACATCAATTATTAATTAAACCTGATGAAACAGAAAAAATCTCTCCTGGAGGAATCGTTATTCCTGAAACAATTTTAGAAAGAGAACGTAAAGCTGTTGAATATGGAATCGTTTTGCAAATAGGACCAACAGCTTATTCTGATTATGGTAGAGATAATACAGCTATTTCAATTGGAGATAGAGTTTGTATAAAACGATATGCAGGTAAAGAAATAACAGATACAGATGGACAAGTCTATATTTTAATTAATGATATTGATGTACTTTGTATTATTAACTAAGGATAAATAATGGAAGAAGAAACAATAGTTACAGAAACTGCTGAAGTAGATTCTTATGAAGAAATTGCTAAAGAGCAAGGTTGGAAACCAAAGGAAGAATATCAAGGTGATCCAAATAAATGGAGACCTGCTAAAGAATTTGTAGATCGTGGGGAATTATTTTCCAAGATTGATTCTTTAGGAAGAGAATTAAAGGATACAAAGAAAGCTTTGACAATGCTTCAAGAACATCATTCAAAGGTTCGTGAAACAGAATATAAAAAGGCTTTAACTGAATTAAAAACATTACAAAAGAAACATCTTGAAGAGGGGAATTCAGATGGTTATCTAGAGACTACTGAATTATTAACTGATCTAAAAGCTGAACAGAAAGCACGTGAAGTTGTTAATCAAACCATTCCTCAACAACCACAACAAGAGCATCCCACATTTACAAATTGGTTAAATGAGAATAAATGGTATCAAAAGAATGATGAGATGAGACAATTTGCTGATGCTGTTGGTACTGGTTATGCAAAATTATATCAAAATTTAGATCCAGAAGAAGTTTTAAAATATGTTACTACACAAGTAAAACAACGATATAAAGATTTTTTTGTTAATCCAAATAGAACTAAACCTGGTTTAGTAGGAACTTCTGATACAGTTGGGGAAAGTAAAGGATCTTTTCAAATGACTGAGGATGAAAAAAAAGTTATGAATACATTTGTTAGACAGGGAATTATGTCCAAGGATGAATATATAAAAGAATTAAAAGCAAGTAAAGGAGTAGTCTAAGATGACAACAAAAGCAACCATTAAACGAGTAGTTCGTACACCATTGCATCAACGCGGCCCACTAAGTGTTCTAGGAGATAAAGATCCTGATTTTCATTATAGATTTGTGAATGATACGGGAAGTCGTGTTTATAATTACCAACAAGCTGGTTATGAGCTTGTCTCTGATAGTAATATTACTGTTGGAGATTCTCGGGTTTCTGATGTGTCTGATCTAGGTTCTGCTCGAAGAGTAGTCAGTAATAGTGGAATAACTTCTGTTTTAATGAAGATTCCTAAACAATATTTTGATGAAGATCAAAAACGTAAAAATGACCTTATAGATGAACAAGAGAAGGCAATGAAACAAAATGCTATTTCTGAAACTGATTATGGAAAAATAGAAATAGTTAAAAAATAATTTTATGGAGATTTTATGGCAAATACTTCTCGAATTAATGGGTTTAAACCTGTTAAACATTTAAATGGTTGTTCTTATAATGGACAAGCCAATCTATATGAGGTTCCTTCTACAGAAACTATTCCTGTTTTTGTAGGGGATCTTGTTAAATTATCTGGTTCGGCTGCGACCTCATTATATCCTGCTGTAGAAGCTGTTGTAGGAGCTTCAGCACAGGTTAATGCTGGTCCTGTTTTAGGTGCTGTTGTAGGTATTGTTAATGTTAAATTTGATCCTGTTGGTGGTGCTTTATCCAGTGGTTCTATTGCATTAGATACCCCTGTATATCGTCCAGCTTCAACCAAACAATTTGTTTTAGTTGCAGATAGTGATGATCTTATTTTTGAAGCTGAAGCTGATGCTTCTGTAGCTGCTACTTCAATTGGTCTTAATGTTGGTATTGGTGCTTCAGCACATACCAATCCACTATTAAATGGTGCTTCACCTATGTATGTTTATTCAACAACTGCACCAGATACAAGCTCAAATCGCCCATTACAAATTGTGGGTATTGTGAATCGTCCTGATAATGAAATTGGGGCAAATAGTAAAGTCTTAGTTCGCATTAACGTCCATACTTATGGTAGCGTTGGTGTAGCCGGCGTTTAATCTTAAAGGAGATAAATTATGTCTGGTGTTATTACTTCTAGCTCCTTTGCCAAATTACTTTGGCCTGGATTAAATGCTATTTATGGTAAAGCTTATAATGACTATCCTGTAGAATGGGATAAATTATTTGAAAAAAATTCTTCTGATAAAGCATATGAAGAAGATGTTGGTTTAAGTCCTTTCGGTTTAGCTGTAGTTAAACCAGAGGGTTCCCCTATTCAATATGATACAGAACGTCAAGGTTTCACAACTCGATATAATCACCTAGTATATGCATTAGGTTTTATTATCACTCGTGAAATCTATGAAGATGATCAATATGGTAAAGTTGGAGCACAAAAAGCAAAAGCTTTAGCACGTTCTTTACGTCAAACTAAAGAAATCGTTGCTGCTAACGTTTATAATCGTGCTTTTACTGCTGGTTATACTGGTGGTGATGGTATTGTTCTTTGCTCCACTGCTCATTTAAATGTAGCTGGTGGTACTTATAGTAATAAGATGGCTACAGATGCTGATATTAGTGAAGCAGCCCTAGAACAAGCTGTTATTGATATTGCAGGTTATCGTGATGATCGTGGTTTATTAATTGCTGCAAAACCTGATAAACTAGTTATTCCATATCAACTACAATTTGAAGTCAAACGTATTCTAGGTGCTGATGGTCGTGTTGGTACTGATTTAAATGATCCAAACGTTCTAAAAGAAATGGGTCTATTTAATCAAGTTATTGCAAACCATTATTTATCATCTACTGGTACAGATGATTGGTTTATCTTAACCAATATTAAAGATGGTATGAAATACTTTGAACGACGTGGTGATCAATTCGAAATGGATAATGATTTTGATACAGAGAATGCTAAATTTAAAGCTACTGCACGATATTCATTTGGATGGTCTGATCCACGAGGAATCTACGGATCTCAGGGTGCCTGATGATTTACTTAGGGGATAATTAATTATCCCCTATTTTTAAAAGGATTTTATTATGCCAAAACCAACATTAGGTCCAGCAGGTGTTACTGTAAATAATCCACCTGCTTTAGAAATTTATCAAAAAGTAGTACAATTAGATACAAGTGCTGGTGATGCTACTGGTTTCTTAGCAATTGTTTTACCAAAAGGTTGTATACCAACTTCAATTTTTATTGTATCATCTGGTGCGAATGTTGCACAAACAATTAACCTTGGTACAACTTTAGGGGGAACACAATTAGTAAATGCTGCTACCTGTAATGGCGCACAATTTAATACTGTAGGAACAGCAGTTGGTGCATTATTTGGAACTGTGCTTACAGCAGATACACCAATTTATGCAAAAGCTTCAGCACAGCTTACAAACCCAGTTAAAGTAATTGTTCGTTATTACTTTCCACAACAAGGGATGACCTGGTAACAACCCACAGATGGGATTAAGAGTAAAAAACTTAATCCCATTTTTTATTAAAGGAATATAAATGCGTCCTCAAGTAATACAATTATCTAGTGCAACAACCTCACCTTGGGTTCCATTAGATTATAAACAAGCACCATTTAATGTGGGTTTAGGTTTAACTTTTAGTGGAACAGCAACAGCAACAGTAGAACATACATTTGATGATATTTTTGATTCTTCTGTTTCTCCAACAGCTTTTTCTCATGCAACATTAAATGGAATTACTAGTAAAAATGATGGTAATTATGCCTTTCCTGTAAGAGCAATCAGATTAAATGTAACTTCTTGGACATCTGGTACAGTAACATTAACTGCATTACAAGGAATTAGATAATGGGTAGTGTTTCTTTTAATGCTGTTTCTTATACTTCAAATAATGGGAAATTAATTGGTAATTTTACAATACCATTTTTAATTATGCCTGGAGATGGTGCAGCATCAGGTTGTCAATTTTCTGGTAGTGCTGGAGCATTTACTTTATCAGCAGCAATTATTTCACTAAGTGGTAGTGGTCTTGCTGGTTGTTATGCTTATTTTTCAGCAAATTTTGGAGGAAGTGCCTTACCTGCTGGATTTTATTGGACAAAATTTTCAAGTGATACTGCTGGTATTGTATATGCAGAAACTTATACGGGAGGTTTAGTAAAACGACCATTAACTGAAACACCTATTGGTACAAATCTAACAGGTTGGAATACAGGAACAACAAGTGAAATCACTATACCAAATGAATTCGTTCTTGCAGGAGGAACACTAGGATTAACTGGATATTTACAAATATTTACAAGACAGTTAGGTTCTACTATTGGAACTAAGACTTATAGATTAAGAACAGATGATGGTAGTCTTTCACAATTATTTAATAGTACAACATCAGGTTCTACTATAGGAGATAGTATTAATTTTGTTACAAATATTGATTCTCATACAGAAAAATATTTGGGTAGATTTAATGCTGCTACAGCATCTGTAGGACAATTTGGTGCAACCTTAGTAACAGGTTATAAAGTTAGCACTTGTAATACATCTATAGATAATAAATTATCCTTTACTATACAAGGATCAACAAATACATCTGCTCCTGTATTAATGGGTGCAGGTATTCTTGCATTTTATGGAGAATAATTATGGCTAAATTAGTATTTCCAAATACATATGCTGGATTAGTCCAAGCAGAAGCAGTTCCTCAACCAAGACATATAATCATTGGTCCAGGAAAAATTACAGTATTAACTGAAACAGATTTACCAGAAACAACCAATCCAAAAGATGTAACATTAAATCGCTATCAATTTTTTGAAGCTGCTAGAGCAGTTGGAGGACAACCATTAGAAACTGCTTGTATTAATTATATTGATAATATGATTACTACAGGTACTCCACAACAAAAAAACTACTGGAAGAATCAATTAGTTTTTCGCAGAAAAGATCAACTAATTAACCAATTACGAATAGGTGTTAGTGGAACAAACTTACAATTTGATAATATATTTTTATCTGGTAGTGGGATAGAACCAACACTTCTACCATAGATATGTCTAAAAATCATTTTATATCTGGGGATTGGAATTTAATATGTGATGTTTGTTCTATTAAATATAAAGCAAGTTCATCAAAGAAACGTTGGGATGGTTTTATTGTTTGTCCAAATTGTTTTGAACAAAGACATCCACAAGACTTTGTTAAAGCTTCTATAGATAAAATTATCGTTCCATATTCAAGACCTCCTACAGATAGGTTTATAACAGTACCATATATTTTTTATATTGATGAAAAATATGTAACAGATGGTTATGTTTAAGGAGTTGTCATGGCAACAATAGTTACAAGAGCAGGTAAAGGCACAACATTAACTTGGGCAGAAATGGATGCTAACCTAAATAATATTAATAATAAGATCGTAGAAAGTATTTCATTAAAAGACTATGGTGCTGTAGGAGATGGTATTACTGATGATTCTTCAGCAATACAAACAGCTATTAATAGTGGAGCAAAGATTATTTATGGTTCAGGTTATACATATAAATGTAATTCTAAATTAACTCTTCGTTCAGATTTAATTCTTCGTGATATGACTTTGGATTTTAGTAGTTTAACTGCTTTAGATGGTTCATATAGAATATGTATAAAAGCTGAAGGTTCTATTACAGATAGTTCAGCATTAGCATCTAATGCAGTTGAAGGTGCATATACAGTAGTAGTTACAGCAGGACAAGGTATTAAATTCTCAGCAGGAGATTATGTATTACTTACTGCAGAAGATTTATATAATTATCCGAATGCTTCAGTAAAACGTGGTGAGATTAAACAAGTAGAATCTGTTGCAACAGATACAATAACATTTCGAGAAAGTCTTTATGAGAGTTATACAACAGCTAATACAGCAACTCTAAGAAAATTATCATTAATAAATAATATTGTATTAGATAATGTTAACATTATTGGAACTAATACAGAGAATCATTTAAATATTGGTTTATCTGTAAATTATGTAGATAATATTCAAATTGTAAATTCATCTTTTACTAATAATGATTTATATGGTTTAGCGTTATATAACACAATAAATTTCTTTGTAAATAATAATAAATTTGATGGTGTTCGTTATACTGGTTCTGGTGTTTCCTTCTATGGAGTAGTTTTATTAAATTGTTCTCAATGGGGACAAATTTCACATAATAGAGGACAAGAACTTCGTCATTTAGTAACAACAACTTCATCATCATCTTATTATGGACAACCTTATTTTAATATAATTAATGAAAATATTATACGTAATGCTATGGCAGGTGATGTATATGCTTCTTGGGCATATGAGAATCATGGATTTGGTCGTTGGATAACATGGGCTAATAATATTGCTGATAGTTGTTATTCAGGTATTAATATAGAAAAAGGTGATCAATTAGTTATTGGAAATATTTTTAGAAATGTTCGTTATATTGGTATTAATTTTGATACTGAGGGAAGAGAATTAAAAAATATTATTATTTCAAATAATGTAATTAGTAAAGTAACAAGTGATAGTTCTAGTGGAACTATTTCTGGAATTGTTTTCCAAAATCATGCAAGTCAGGTTCG